AATACAAAGAAAACAGGGCCCGCCTGAAGCAGCGCCGGGAATCCCTCCTTGCGGAAATCGCCTCCCTGGAATCTGCTGCCCCTCCCCTGCCCTCCCGGCAGGACGTCCTGAGACAGATCGAAAACGTCTACGGGCTCCTGAAGGATCCGGAGGTCTCCTTTGAGGCGAAGGGCGTCTTTCTCCGCACGGTAGTGGACCAGATCCGGTTTGACCGCGCCTCCGGGGAAGCCCTTTTTGACATCATCATATCCTGAATTTCCCCGCGCGGATGCCCGGGAACCCTTGGAAATACGGGCTTTCCGGCATATTATAGGTTACTGCAGTCCGGTGGCCCATATTGCAGTAACCTATAACACATAATTGGGCTGAGAGCGCCCGGCAGGTTTTTCGTGCCGGACATTTTTATTATTTTTTCCTTTTCCTGTTCCATTCCTTCAGATAGCTCTCCTGCTCTTTGTCCGAGACCGCCCTTTCCGCCGGATCGGTTCCTGCCGAAAGGCAGCCCCGCAGGAACAGCGCCACGAGGATAATAAGGATAAACACAAAAACAGCCACTTCTCTGCCCCCTTCCTCTTGCCGCGTTTTTCAGCTGCGCGGCGGATCACACGATTTCCGTGTACTCATCAAACGCCAGGCAGATCCATCCGGCGCCGGATTTGAGTTTCCCCCAGGTGCCTTTCGTGCCATCTGCTTTTACCTTCCCCCGTTTCGTGGCCGTGACGGTAAAGGTTCCCTTTCCCGTATAGCCATTTGTGGCCGCATCGACCGTGTGGTTCTTGCGGATATACAGGTTTGGGATCTTCACGCGCACCAGGAAGGGCACGGCAGGGACATTGCTGGCGGAGGTCTCCGGATCACCGTCTGAGGATTCCCCTGATTCCCCGCCTTTGCCGGATGTGCCAATGGAGCTGCCGTCGGCCATCTTTGCCTTCACCGCTGCCCGGAAGCTGTCCATCGTGTAAGGCAGCCCCAGCCCATTCCAGAGATGCTCCGGATCGCCGTGGTTGCTGGCAATGCCGCGGGCATTCCCCTCCTTGTGGCTGATGACCACTCCGTCGGCGGACGGATCCAGGCCATACTCCCCGCAAAGGTAAGCAAAGAGCTCCACCGCAGCCTCATAGGTGCGTTTTGCGCAGGCCCTGGCCGCTGACAGGCTGCTGACAGTAAAGCTACTGCCGCCGGTATAGCGAATCTGTGCCGGCTCGCACATCTCCACGCCGATGTGGGTGTTGTTGCCGCTCCCCTTGCTGCCGGATCCGCAGTGCCATCCCCGGTGGTTCCAGGGGAGCGTCTGGTATACCGTGCCGTCATTGCCATCAATAAAGGCATGCACGCACACACTCATTTCCGCATTATTCCAGCTGCTGATAAAAACGTCTGCTTTCGGCTGGCCGACGCCCACGGAGTGCAGCATCAGGCCCTTGACCGTGATCTTCCTGCCCGCCGTATAACAGCGATTTTTCGTCAGGATGCTTTTTTCGATTTTCATAATTTGCCCCGCTTTCTGCCGCCTTTTGGCAGCCTCCTGTTGCCCCGGCGCTGCTTTTGGACAGCGCCGGAAGGCATTTTCCCCTCCGGATATTTTATGAATCGGAGGCGTCTGATGCCCCTGCCTCTTCTTCCGCCCCGCCCAGCTGGCCGTCCTTGTCCAGGAGGTTGCGCATCATCTCATACAGGCCCGTGGATGCGAGCCCGGAGATCATCCCCCCGAGGACCACCTGGGCGTTGATGCCCGGCCAGCTCGTGATGATGTTGATCGCCGTCCCCAAAAGCAGCATGGAGAGCGGGATATACTGGTTCCCGAGCCGTTCAAACAGCTTCGCATATTTCAGTGCAAAGCCGACGCAGAGGCAGATCCCCAGTGTCATTACGTTGATGTAGTCGCTCAAAAAACTGATGTCCATTCAATCATTCCTCCTTTTCCGGCTCCTCCGGCATTGACAGGAGCTTATGGTAAAGCTCCGTGGCCACGTCGTTCCCGCCTAAATTATGGTATGCTGCATATACCTGCTTCAGTGATTCCTTGGCATAGATCGGGCAGCAGCGGCGTTCCTGGTATTTGTTGTAATTAGCGACGATGTTCTCCCGCAAGAGGGAACACACGCCATCCGCCAAGGTCTTGTTGTCCTGCTGCCGCTTTTCCTCAGCCTGACGGGCTTTCTTCTGCTGCTGACGCAGTTCCCTTACAATATAGCCCAAAGCCGCGCCGATCAACGCAAAGAGCCAGCCGGTCCAATTCGCCTGCATATACTGCAATATTTCTGTCACATCCCAAACCTCCTTTGGCTCTTGCGCCCGCGCAATATTACAATCTTGTACATGTTTCCCTCCTACTCTGCCAATGTGTTCAGCAGAATCTCCGCCCGGACTTCATTCCTGAATGGCCGCCAGGCGTTCCTCCGCGGCCTTCAGCATCCCAAAGCCCCCTATCCTTCTGTGATGTCCCCGTCCCCGCCGCCGGTATCCGTAACGGATGCGCAGGCCGTAAGTATCCCGTCCTTAAACGTCAGCGTGGCGGTACCGATGGGCGTTGTTACCGTGATCTCCTTGTCCATGCCCTCCGCCCCGTCGGATGCAGCCAAGGAACTTCCCACCGCCAGGGCCCCTATGGTGGCTGCCTGCGAGGACATGCTGTCAAATTCCGCAGAGGCTGCGGACACTGCATGGAACGTGCTGCCTGCCTGCACGCCCTCCGACGTGCCTTCTACGGAAACGATGTAGAAATTCTGGTCCGCCTGCGCAACCCCATCCACTACATAGTTGTAGTAAATGCCTCCCATCCCATACACGATGGATTCATAGTTGTCGCCATCCGTGTACTGCTGGAAAAACTGGATTTCCCCGTTATACATGAAAGCCTTTGGCTGGCTGGCCTCCGCGTCATAGAGTATGATCCCGGAGCTGGTGATCGTTGCCGTCACCTTGCCGGATGCGTCCCTGACCGTGACCGTGCCATTTTTGTCCCCGGAGCCGCCCACCGTGATCCCGCCGCCGACGAGCACCTTGCCCGTATCCATGTCCGCAAGGAACAGGGTATTCCCCTCTTTGTCCTTTACCTCGATTGCCCCCGTATCGATATAATCCGCGTCGATGCCCTCCGCGTAGAGGAGCCGGGCAACCATCTCCCCCGTAACAGTAAAGCCATAGGGGTACGTCTCCCCGCCGTCTGTCGAGATGCCGAAAGCCTCCGCCGTCAGCTTCCAGATGATGTCCGATTCCGCAAGCGTGGGCTTATTGTGCATATAGTAAATGCTGCTCCCGTCTTCCTGCAGCTCCGTCGTGATGTAAAGCCCGGAGGAATTTGCGAGGGAAGTCGCGAGGTTCTGTACTGCCAGCTCCCTGGCCGTCTTTTCCCGCTGGACCGCTTTCAGCGCGGAGGCATAGGCCCTGGCCACATCGCTGAACCGCTCCGTGCTGTTCCGTGCTGCCGGCTCCGCGCTGGATTCCGTCATCTGAGAGCCGCCGGATCCGAATGCCGTCGTTGACACGAGGATCGGGAAAACCTCCCCTTTCCTGGTCGTGACAGCCGCCATGTCCCCTGCCTCCATCGTCGGGTCGCTCAGGTGGGTGACGGAGCCCGGGCGGAACCGCAGGCCGACAAGCTGCGCGGCCAGCCAGGCGGAAACCGTCCCGGCCTGCTCACTTTTGATGAATTCATTCCCGGAGATATCGACCACGTACCCTTCCTGGCCGGAAAGGGAAGCCGTCCCGGCCTGCCCCGTTTCCCCGTCCGCTGCCGTCACCCTGACGCCTGTAATGACGGCGTCATTCATGGCGAAATCCATGCTGAAGATGGATGAGATATTATGCATGCCGTCAAGCCCGACCGTCACAAGGAACACCGCCGTCATCCCCTGGTAGGCCACCGTGACAAGCTTTATCCCGGAGGAGGTGCTGTCAAACCCGCTGACGGTATAGTCCGTGTCAGCCAATGCCGCCGTCTGGTTCCCAAGGCCGTCCACAACCACAACCGCGAGGCCTGCCGTGTCGAGGGCCTCCCCTTTTTTGTAAGCCGTTTTTGCCGGTTTCGAGGTGATGGCTATGTGATCCTGCGACTTGTATACTTGTACCGTGAATGAAGTCGTATAAATTTTTGACGCAGAATCTGTATACGATACTGTTATGGTTTGTGCGCCGTATTTTGTTGTATCAATTTCTGATACAGTGCATAGCGATGTTATGTCGGATTCGGTGTTATCTGTATAGGCAATCCCAACGGAAAGCCCAGTTGTGTCAAGCGATTCCGTATCAAGGTATTGTGTTTTGTTCGGCAGAGACGAAATATATATTTTTAATGTATCCCTCACCAGAATATAAAACGATGCAGATTGTGTTTCTTTTGTTAATGTTACCTTTTTAGAGCCATATGTTGATGTGTCCGCACCTGACACATTGTAAACGGTTGTTTCGAATGAGTCTCCGCTATCATAGGTGGCCTCGACCACCATTCCGGAATCATCAAACTCCTCGCCAATGCCATAAACGGTTTTTGCCGGTTCTGATTTTATGATTAATTGGGATATTGATTCAAGCGGAATGAATTCTATGCTATATTTATCTGCATATGTTTCAGCTGTTGAATTAATATGCCCAACTATTTTGGATATGCTGCTCTTACCGATGTTGTATCCGAACACGCACTCAGAATTGTTGACAACAAGCATGGTCTGCGATGCCCCGGAGTATCCAAAAGCAGAATTCTCAATCGCCGAAACATTCTCCCCAAGTTCCAGTGACGGCAGTGCCGTGCAGTCCTTGAATGCGCATTCCTCCAGCGTTGTCAGGCTGTCAGGCAGCCTGACGGAAGCTAGCGCCGTGCAACCGGAAAAGGCGTAGCACCTGATCGTCGTCACGGAATCCGGTATGCTTATGGATGCAAGGGACGTGCAGCCGCCGAAGCACCCGCCGTATGACGACCCGTAAGCCCCGCCGATCTGCGTGAGCGTGGACGGGAGCGAGACGGATTCCAGGCTGACCATGGTACTGAAAAGGTCATCCCCAACCTGCGTAATCCCCTCCCCGACGGTCACGCTCTTTACAAGAGCGTTGTATGTGCTGTTATAGCCTAAGAAATTCCCGCTGCTACGGTTACTGTAGTCCTTTGTCCTGCCCGTCCCTGCCAGCGTAAGTGCGCCTGTGGGGACGTTCAGGGTAGCCACGATGTCCGTAGCCGTGCTGTACCCGATATTGTACGTGAGGGTGTCCGTCACCGTCACGCTGTACTGCGCGGAATACCCC